TATCATATATGATACCATCATCTTCCCAAGTAAATTCTAATTCATTTATTGAAGTTGGATTACCCATATTCATTAACACCCATGAATATGAATTTGCATCATATACTAATGAATCACATTGTGAGCAAATATAAATTGATGAGTCATAATATATGTATGCATCATAACATACTTTAACTGTATCTGTTGGTAGTATATTTGTAAATGTTGCTGTATCACCATAACCTGAATAGCACATTGTTGCGTTGCATGCTTGCCAACTCCATACTATAGAATCTACCATGTTAATAAATGGCGATGCATCTCCTATTGTAGTTAATGTTTGAGTTCCTTGTACAACAGTATATGATACTGAATCACAATAGTTGATTTGTGCTTGTGTTTGTAGTCCAAGCGAAACTAATAATACTACTAAATACTTTTTCATATTTTTTTCTTTTTATTTTAATTATAATATAACAACAAAGGCTGTGCGGTGGGATTCGAACCCACAGTTTTTCAAGTACTACTTAATTGGCTAAAAACTTAAAAAAAGCCATTATGTTCATGTACTCTTTATGAACATTGAGTCGGTGTTACCGCTTCAGTTACCTTCCGCAAAAGGGTGTTTTCCAAAATCTACCAGGCCTTTTGAGCTTTTCAATTATTCCACCACACACAGCATTGTTGTTATCCTATTGGTACATCATCATTTCCGATTTCGATATCATCGATACCAATACCATCAGTTTTATATGACATAACCATTGTTTCACAAATCTTTTTATATAAACTTTCTTTTCTTTCAGGATGAGAAAGTATCTTTTCTTCGAAGTCTTTAGATAAAAACTTGATGTCTTCACCTGTAACGTCGCAAGTATAAGTATACCATGACCCTCCTTGTTTCACTAAACTATAGTCTTTCATTACCTGCAGCCAAGATCCTGTGTCATCTATCCCTGATTCGAAAAAGATGTTGAATTCTGCTGTGCGTAATGGAGGACCCATTCTATTTTTTACAACAACGCATTTAGTCTTAATACCTATTACTTGTTCTTTACCTGCAATTTTAGCTTTGATCTGTCCTGCTGCCTTTAATCTCAATCTGCATGAAGCGTGGAACTGAATTGCCTTACCACCACTTGTCGTCCAAGGGTCGCCAAACATGACTCCTAGCTTTTGTCTTAATTGATTTGTAAAGAACAGAGCAACTCTTTCTCTACCTATTAGCTGAGTAATTTTCCTCATACCTTTTGATAGTACTATTGCCTTTGACGTTGCCCACCCTTCTTTGTCATAATCCTGAGCCTGTTCAACTTTAGTAGTTGCTGCCGCAACAGAATCTACTGCTATTGATACAAGTCTGTTTTTATCACTTTCTTTAACTTTAAGAATTATATTTTCAATTACCTCAAAAATATCTTCTACCGTTTCAAGTTGAATATAAAGCATCTTAGTCATATCCATACCTATTGCTGTTAAGAACTCTTCATTCATAGCATTTTCAGTATCGATGTATACAGCAAGACCTCCCATTTTCTGAGTGTTTGCAAGTAAGTGAGCCGCTAATAGTGATTTACCGGAGGCTTCCATTCCAGTAATTTCTGTAATTCTACCTACAGGTAAACCACCATTTGGCCTATTAGAAATAGCAAGGTCAAGAATCGATGAACCAGTGCTTATCCACTCAGTTAAATCAGTCGGTGTATCTTCTGCTCCATCTAAGAAGTATGCAACTTTCATACCTTTGAACTGTTTATTTAGAGAGTCAGCCAATACTGACGCCAATTCATCTCGTTTGTTTTTCTTTGCCTTTGCCATATTTTACTCGTTAAACAAATCGTCGAATGCAGTTTCAATACTTTCAGTTGACTTAACGCCTGTTGCTGTTGATGTTGCAACTGGAGCCTGTTCAGCTTCAAGATTTGAGTCTGGATCTAACCACTCACCTAGTACTGCTTTTAAGTTATCGTAAGAATTCTTTTTAAATATCTCATAGATATCTTTCTGACCATTTACAATTTTATCAGCTATATTTTTATCTTCAGTAGCTGCTGTTTGATTTGGCTTCACACGAATTGCTGTCTTAGGATAGTTTCCTACTCCTTCTGCCGGTGTAAATTCTACTGAAATATCTCTACCAGCTTGTACATCTGTAATGTCACCATAATCTGGATCTGCTATAAATCCTAATAGTTCAGTATATACTTGTTTACCAAATCCCCAAAGCTTAACACCTTCTGATTCTTTACCTCTTACTAATACTGGAGCATATACTCTCATCTTAGGTGTAAGTTTTTTAGCTAAGTTAAAATCATCTGATTTACCTGTAGCTCTTAGTTTTTGAGCGAACTCATCAACTGGGTCTGGATCTCCATATGTTACTGGTGATAAGTAATTTTTCTTACCTAAATCATAATGAAAATACATTTCAATGAATGGATTGTCTTTATTAAATTGATATGGTACGATTCTTACTTGGTTCTTACCTGGTTCTGGTTTCCATAGACTGTCTTGTCTACCTGTTTGTGTTTGTAAGTTATTTAACTTACGTCTGATTGCATCTAAATCTATTGCCATCTTTTTCTCCTTTTAATTATTATTTACTATTTTTGATTTCTTGCACTTCTTTTCTTAAGTCTTGTGCTTGACCTTTTACTTCTTGCATTGCTTTTCTAATTCTTGTTCCAGCTGACATATTTCCGTTGTTAAACTTGTCTACATCTGCTTTAAGAGTTTCTAAAGTTGCTGTCATGTTTTCAATTGATACCATGTTTTTCTCCTGTTTTAGTTATTATTATAGTTAATATAACAAAAATTTCTTAATCTATGAAACTTTTGTTAATGTTTGTTCGAATTTATTTATATATCCTTTTACTGCTAACTCCTTATGTTTTGCTTCTACTACAACATCGATGTCAAGTCCATAGTCATGTATTTTATCTACTATAAGATCTGAATGAGCTTGTACTCTTATCTTGCTTACATCATGGTGTAGCTTTTTTATTGTAGGAAAGTCTGACAAAGTGCTTTCCGTTATTTTATTTTTTGCCATTATGTCCTCTACTATTAAAGTATGCTCACGTCTACGTGATTCAGAATAATGAGTGCAAGGCTTTATATCGCCCCACGTAGATACAGCTAGCTTTAAAGCTTGCTCCTCAGTAAGGCCACCGGTGCAAAATTGGTGGTGGTGATAATCAAATACAATAGGAATACCTACGCGTTTGTATACACCTTCGTATAAATCTACTACAGAATACATTGAGGCCTTATCGTCGTTTTCTACTGTCAGTCTAGACTTTGCAGATTCGGATAGCTTTTCGAAGTTATTGCAGAATCTAACAAGTGCAGTTTCCTTGTTGCCGTAAGCGCCGCCTATATGTATATTTATTTTTGCCATTCTAGATCGCGGTAACCCCATAAGATCCATAATCTGGCCAGATTTGTTTAATTCATTCCATGCGCCATCTACAACCTTTTGTGTAGGTGAAGCTAAAACTGTAAACTGGCCTGGGTGAAACGATAAACGTTGACCATATTGCTGAGCAAGATCACCTACTTGCTTTAGTAATTTACAAAGCTTGTTATAGTCTGGAAGATCTTTGAATTCATATTCAGACATCCAAGGGTATATTTCACTAGACATACGAAATACTTTTATTCCATTGTCTTCATTCCACTGAATTATCTTGATAAGATCTTTAGTATTTGCGATACATAGTTCAGACACATAGTCTAAACCTTTTGCATCAAACGTGCGTCGTATCATAGATCTACCTGTATATATACCTTGATTTCGTAAGTGCATGTTAATACATGCGTATCCTAATTGCTTTGCCATATTCTTAATATAATAAATTTAATTGACATATAAAAATTATTTCCATAGTATTTGTATACAAACTAACGTTGTTGCCAATACAAGTGATATTGCTGTCTTCGTTGTTATACCTTCACCCATGAAACACCATGTCAGTATAACGAATGATATCATGCCTGTTCCAAAGCCTATAAATCTACCAGGCCACAACAGACCATCGAAATGACCTACAACGTGCTTAGTTGCAAATATAAACATATATGAAATTATGCTTCCCATACCTACTGATAAAATTATTGGATTTTTGTCGAACCACTTCCATAGAAACTGGCCGTTTGTTTGGAACCAGATTAGAGACTGGCCTGCAAAGAAAAGTACTATTGCTAGTGTCAATTGTTTCATTTGTTATTACGCTTTTGTTATTTGTTATTGTTTAATTATATATAAATATAACAAAACTTACCGAGATATGGAAATTTTTAGATGTTTTTTTTATAAAGTTATTAACAATTATCGTTTAACTTTAATGTGCACGACTTCTTTTATAGATGTATCTATTCTTCTAAGGCCGGACTCGTTCGTAACTAATATACTGTTTTGGTAGTTTCCCCAATCTAATTGGAATGTTGTATCTAAAACTCCATTGTTAACTGTCTTAATACATTCGTTGAGTGCGTTAATAGTATATAGAGTGTTAGTTTGCTTTTTTCTATGCAGTGAAATTGTGTCTGGAAGTATTTCTACTTTCACTGATGAATCAATGTTGTATGTGCACATTAACTCCGATTGATTTTCTTCGTTATTTAATACAAATATTTTATTATATAATATATCATATGCCTGTATTATTCTATCGACAGTTTTTGTAAGTAGCTTTGTTTTTGTGAATGTGCAAAGTAATTGAGTTCTCATTTATTTTTCTCCAAACTTTGACCACTGTTTATATCTGTAGTTGTCCATAGAAGTTTTCCATTCTTTCCACTCAGCAGATTTCTTTCGTTTTTTCGCGTCTTTAATAAAACTGTCAGATTTTGCACCAAATGGTTCTGGATTCTGTCTTATGAATTCCTTCATTGATTTAGTTACAATCTTTCTTTTCTGCTCCATAGATCCAGGTGCTTCTTTTGCTGCTTTTATCTTGGCTTTTATAGCACTACTTCGCTTTAACTGGCCAGTTCTATGTTCTTCAAGCATACTATTAAATCTTTCATCTAGCTCTTTTGAATCAGATGCAAGGCCTGCTTCCATTATTGTTTCAATATATTGTTCTTTGTTCTTTTCTCTACCACCAGAACCTCTATTGTCTTTAAATGCTTTTATTGAAGCTTCGTAATCCATAGATTTATCTTGATTTACCTTCTTATCATCATCTAAAGATAGACCATAAGTACTTGGGTCCCCTTCAACTGGTTTTATAGGACTATTTTTGCCTTCGCCTCTAGCAAATGATAATTTCTTTCCTTTATAATCTACCTTAGGTGTTGGGTACCTTGATAATTCATTTTCAGGGTTGGCTAAATTATAACCATATACTAAATTTGCCAATTCAGGCTTGCTCATTTTTTCAATTTGAGCTTTGGTAACACCTGCCTCCAACTCTCTGCCTTTTGATTTTGCAAATTTGTTTTTCCAAAATGCTCTATCTTCTTTTTTAAGTGCAGTTTCAACTTTGTCACTCTCAGTACCTGCAGCAATTTCAGCATCTGTTAAATAATGATCTTCTTCTAAATCAGCTCTAATATCTTCATCAGTCTTCTTTCCTTTGAATTGATTGAACCGCTCTTCCATAAACATCCAATTGCTTGGCTCATCCTTTCCTTCGTTTCCTAGCGATACGATATGGTCTAACTGACATTCACTAAATGGAACTACTTTACCAGTTATAGGACTTATACCGCCTGTTTCTAAATAAGCTCGTATTACATTTCTGTATCTTTGAGCTCCTGCTTCTCCAGTAGTAAAACTTGAACCTGGTCCGCCTTTACCTCTAACCTTGCTCTTTATGTTTTTTTCAAAATTAGGATCATCTGATTTTGAACCTGCTTCTAACTCTTCGATAAATTTATCTATATCATCTTCAGTTATTGGACCGTGCTTTTTTACTTGGTCATCTTTTAACTTTTGTATAGATTTTCCAGGCTCATCAGGGTCATTTATTATTTTTTCTAAATAACCTCTATATGATTTTACATCATCTGTATTCATATTGTATCTACCAGCTCCTGATTCTATAGAACTTACTTTCAACATGTTATCAAGTTGGTTAGAAAGATATTCAGCTTTTAGAGATTCTTTTTTCTTTGGATCTTTTTCTGAACCAATTTTATCTGAAAGATCTTTATTTGCTGCTGCGCTTGCTTCTACTGTCTTTTTATTATCGGCTTTCGGCTTGTCTTCTTCACCTGACTTAGCTGCTTTTTCAGCATCTCCAACAGTTGTTTCATCACCAGCTATTTTTACTTTAGTGGTTTTTCTCATCTTGTGTTTAGCTTTGTATTTCGCTAGAGCTTGTGGAGATGGAAATTCAATTTCAGATATATACGCTTCAATAAATTCTTCAGAATACTTGTGGTCTCTAAGAGCTGCCTCAAGTAAATCAAGATGGTTTCTATTTTTCGGGTCTGGCATTCCGTCGTTAACTCTCCAGGCCCAATCGTTTAATAAATAATTTATGTTCATAGCATTCCTTTTATCTATATAAATATCAAATTATAGGTCCAAATGCTTCATATTATGGTAGTCTCTACCAATCTTAAGCTTAGATGGAAATGACATTAGACTCTGAATTTCTTTAAGAAGAAACTTTTCATCAGGGTCTACATCAAATATAAATGCATCATATACATACAGCACCATTTTACTAGAATGTTCTTCTAATAACTCTAAAATATTTTTTAATACCTTGCAATTCATTTCAGTTTCGTATGCCTGTATTAAATAATTAAATAATTTTTGAGGGTTCATGTCTCTTAGATTTCTTTTATATAACCTTCGCTTTAATATTGGTGTTTCTATATAACCTTTACTATTATAAATATCCCAAAGCTTAGAAATATATACAGATATCTTATTGAAATATTCAATTCGTAAAAACTCTTTTGGTATGCCGCCATATAAAATTTGGAAACTTATTTTTTTAGATTCATTGTACTGCTCTTTCGTTAGCGTGTCTGAATCAAAGTATAGTTTACCTAAATATCTATGGAAGCTTCCCTCAGGTTGTTCTATGTTTATTAAAGAAGCTATAAGTCTTAAATGGTAAGCGTCATAATCAAATTCTGCCAAATAACCTCCTGAAAATCTGCTAACGTATTTCTTTCGAGTTCCATCTTCCTTATTTAATGCTGCATAATTTATGCCTTTATTAGAATTAGAAGGCCTGCCTGTTGTTGTATACACGTTGTATTTTGTATACTCCATGCCTTCTTTAGTATATAACCCACTTTGTTCAATTTTTCTAAAGGTTGCAACTATATTTTCATTATAGTCTATAATATCCTGGTCAGACACTCCCTCTAATGCATGCGAGATAGAGCGTAGATGCTCTATTTCTTCTTCTTGCTTGCACTGCGGTATTATATCATAGATGTTATATCTATCACCGTACAGTCGTTTATAAAACTTGTTTATAGGAAGCTCTATATTATTATCATCTATCTGCTTGTTGTTAAATAGATAGTACTTTGTTTTTAATAGTATTTTTGTTTCAATTAACATATATGAAATATAACAAAAAATTTTGATATAGGGAAATTTACGGAACTAAACCTTTTGGTGTGTATCGCTCTTTACGACTCCAGTACAATCTATTATGTACTCCTGTATGGAACTTTCCCTCCATAGGGCCATGCATGGGGTGGATATGGTAATCGCCGGCGTATGGCTCTCCGTCTTGATATTCTAGTTCATAATCACTAAGAGTTGTTAAATCTTCTAATACATCCATATATGCAGTAGGTTGTATTCTAGTATCTAACTCTTTAATTGTTTTTGAGCCTTCTGCTATTGCTGAAAGATTCGAGTCGATATCATATACACTTAAGCCTAGATCTAACTCTACAGTTCTTACTGCTTTGTGATATGGTGTGCTAGATTTTTTATAATACTTAAACTTATAATCTGGTACTTCGCATATATCCCCACAGTATTCAACAAAATATTTTTTATACTTGCCTTCTTTAATTTCTTTCTCAGTCAACAACTGAGGTTCATCTTCTGGGAAGTTAAAGTCTTTTTCGTACTTTGGTTTTAATTTGTTGTAGTCAATTTGAGCTAATTCTTCTCCATTAGCATTTATCAATCTATCCCACTTCATTACTTCATGTGTCATTTTTTCTCCTGCAAACACTTTCTTAAAGTAATTCATTATAGGACCAGTGTAAGATTTACCTTTATGAGCTCCTTTTGTGAATACATAGCTATCATCCTGAGTGAATCCGTATTTTATATGCTTTTCTTTGAATACTAACATTTTTTATCCTCTCTATGCCATTGGTGTAACATTAATTTTTTGTACTCCTGAATCAGCTATAGCTTTTTTACCATGACCAACTGATTTTTCAACTCTTGCATCTACTCCACATCTCATGTGGAAGTGTTTACCAGAAGCTTTCGCAGTCATTCTAGCATATTCGTCGATCCAATGATATTTTGATGGAGCGGCCTTGTGGAAGCCTCCTAAAGCTTTGTTTATTTTATTCTGCGCGTCTTTACTCCACGGTGTTACAACAAAATCTAAACCGTCACCTGATGTGTGTGAGCTTGTATATGATAGCTTGTGATGGAATGCATCATTAGCTCCTGTAACTCTTATCGTAAGCTCTGGGTAATTTTTAGAAATATATGTAAAGAATGAACAAGCATAGTCTCTTAAGCAAGTTGAGATGTCTCCACCGTTATCTATTTCAACTCCTTTTTCGATAATGTTAGAACCTAAGTCGTCCATACATTCTCTTAACTTGTTTGCTATAGGCTGTCTAAGAGCAGGGTTTTTAGTTTTGTTTGTTTTAGGTGAATGAGTACTCTTTTTACTACCACCTGAAGTTCCTCCGCTAGCACCACCAGAATATCTTGGTGTTGATTTTCCTGTTGCTAGTATCATGCTAGTTTCTATAGAAGTAGTCCAGTCCGTTCTATCTATACTATGCGCTATATCAACTATCATAAATCTATGACCTTTAGGTAATAAATTGTTATCAACTATTTGCTTTACTGCAAATGATTCTCCCCAATACAAACTTCCTATTCCGTCAAATGTGCATTCAAACCCAATAGGTATTACCGTTTGTTTATCTGGTACTGCAGCAGCCTGTTCATTGGCGCCAGAATAATAAGTTCTAAGAGCAGAGTTAGCTGTGTCAATTGATTCATCTGTGATATCATCCGAAAGCTCTTCCATTGCTTTACCTAAATCACCTTCTATATCTGAAGGTGATTTTTCTTCGACATCACCACCCTTACAGTCTTTATTATTACTTGCCTTCGATTCCTCTGCACATTCACAGCTCGGACTTAAATCTTTATATATTCTATCAGTTACTGAACCTCCATACATTTTCCAAACCTTTACTGACTCATTTGTGTTCTGACCTGTTCCATCTTTACCGTTTGAACCCATCATTATAGAATGCTTAAGACTATCATCTATATCTGTTTTCATTCCCCAACTTCTTGCTATCGATCTGCCGTGCACACCTTCATCACCACCCAATGAATAATCTCCTGATACAGTACCTAGATCTAAAACAGGTATTGTAGTTAATTCATTTACAGCCTTCATATCTACAACCATAAGTCTAGATGGATCAAGTGGGTCTTCTACTAATTTCAAATCCCAAAATCCACCACACGCATCATTTACTCCTTCTGCAACTTTCATTACGTATTCGCTTATTGTTTCAGCTGATAGGTATGCTTCCCATAAAAAACCTGTATTTAGTAATATCTGCTTTATATCGCCATCCCATTTTCCCATTGAATCAAAGCCTGATGTGGCTTCTATACCAGCATCTGCTGCATCATCCAATTCACCTAGCGATACTGCTACATCCCAATGTGACATACCAGGGAGCATACATACCCAAGGGTTTGTAGACGCATATAAATCACCTTTAGGATATCCTAGCGTAACTCCTGTACTATCAAGTCTCCACACATTACTCTTAAATCTGTCATCTGATTGTAGGCCAGCTGCTTCTAATGCACCAGCATCGTAATTCTTACCTACCGTAGAAAGACCATCTGTAATACATATTGTTTCGAACCAGTCCCATGTTACAAAAAAGTTTAATGTAGGAAAGCCTAGAAAAGCCATAAGCTTGGCAATCTGCTCGTCTACCCAGCTTGACATTTCGTTCCATTTTTCGTCTATCCAATCAAGCGAATCGAACAGCCAGTCCATAGGCAAACAGTCTTCATATTTCCAGCAGGTCTTCCAAGTTAATACGTATGTATCAATGTTTACACAAAAATCCAATTTCAAACATAGTGACTTCCCACCTGAACCGCCTTTATACATGCTTATTCCACCCATATTATGCCTCCGGCTCCGCTTGGTATTCTTGATCAAACTTAATTGAGAATCCCATTATTGCACCACTTGAACTTTTCCACACCGAACCTTCAGCTCCATCAACACTCATTTCAGATTCTGCCTGATCTTTAATTGCTTGCTTAACCCAACCACCTGATGCTTTAGCACCTCCATCTTCTCCTTGTGCTGGGCAACCACAGCCTTTACATGAAGGTATCTGTATTGGGCCTTGCATGTACGTCTTAGAAGGAGATTCTAGCTGTACGCTACAGTCAAAACCTTTTCCGTCAGCACCACCTCCAGTTGTCTTTGACCAATTGAAGTCTGATATTAAACCTCCTAAGCCATCTGTATTTCCGTCGTTTTTCTTTACCCACTTTGCAATTCCTTTCGTTATAGTTCTAAGCGAACTTTTACTGCCAACAGCTGCGTCTGGGTTTATAGGACTGCCATCGTTTTTCATGTTCCACCCCCACGTAACAACTGCAGACATCCCTGGTATGAAAAATGCTTTTTGTGCTTGCTTTAACTGTTCGTATGAATACACTTTGAACTTTACTGTGCACCTTCTCATTGATCCGGCAGTACCTGTAGTTTTTATATCTATTGATTCTATTGTTGGTGCTGCTGTAATTCTACCTCCTGCATCTTCTTTGTACATGCCAGCTTGATTCCATGTTGATGATGAACCATTAAGGGTCATAGGTGAGGACGAGTTTGATGTCATTTTCATCCACGAACGCTTTTCGTTTTTCCAAGCGTGTGAGCTACCGCGCTTTGCTCTAGCTTCAAATATCTTTATATTTTTTGGTGCTAAAGCACCGCCGTTAAATAAATTTATTCCCATATTTATAACCTTTCATTTTCTATGTCATATAGCTTGTTTATTATACTAAATACTTTTTCAGGGTGAGGAATTCGTATCTTCATACCAGGGTCAACATACATTGTACCTTTGCCTATATGATTTGCTTCTGCCAAAACCCACCACAGTGTTGTATCTCTGTAATATTGATATGCTATGTTATCTAATCTATCGCCTTGTCGTGATTCAATATAAATATCCTCTACGTCCAATTCTATCTTAGGATATATTATTGTCCTAAAAACCTTTTTAAGTCCATCATTAAATTTAGTAGTAATGTGTGACTTGTTATCTTCGTATCTTTTCATAGTGTTATTCCTGTACTCCTAATATAGATTCTTGAAAAAAGTTAGATTCGTTTGTCCATAAGTTGCCATCAGCATTTGCCAAGAACTCACCACCTAAGCTTAAATCAAACATCATAGGTAATTCTTTCTTTGTTGTTTCTGCATGCCCTATTCCGTCGTTCCATCCAGCATCTTTACCGTGTCCTATATCCCAACCAGCATCATTGTTTATTTCGTAATCTATAGATGATATTATAATTGGCATATCTTTCCATATTGAACCTACTGTCATCTTAGTTATGTGACCACCAGCGTATGATGAAATTATTTTAGGTGAAGCTAATTGCATCATTGCATTTAATTTTTTATAGTTATTCAATAACTCTTTTGATGTGAATGCTGCAAGGGTTAATTTCAAAGTCCACGAGCGTCCTATCTTATCGAACACATGTGATTCAGCAGGATTACCTGAGTAAGCTACAGCACTATATGAGGGCTTTAATTTGTCTGATATTTCTAAATTATATGCTCTTAGATAAACCTTGTTTTCATCATCCGGGTCTGAGAACGTTACTTTTACGTAATCGTTTGCATCGTCACCTTCAAAGAAGTCATGTATTTCACCATCAGCTAAACCAGAACCAGGGCTATACGCTCCCCAATCTACAAGACCTAGCCTTTTTATTATATTTGTTCTACCTTCACCATCATATGCATTTTCTTCGTCCCACTCACCATCTATCTGCCTGAAGTCTCTGAACTGCTTTTTGCTTCTTCTGAAATATCCTATTGTAGAGTAGTCCATAGTGTTAAACCTACCCATGCCTTCACCTTTAGGACCATTCATATCTAAATTAGTAGGAAAGTTAACTTCACCTTCAGCTTTGTTTGCCCAGTACTCATCAAAGTCTTCTCGAGAATAACCTACGAAGCCAGGATCAAATGCACCAAAAGGTATCAATTCACCTTGTGTACCTTTCATAGCTTCTGAAGCTTCGCCGCTTGCTAAACCTTTTACGTATGGTGTTTCTGGCTCATAATTCGCTAACCCTACGTCACTTCTCATGAATACATCCAAACCTGCTGTGTGTTTAAAGAATCTTGTCTGGCCGATTCCAAAGAAAGATTTAGGGCCCATAAGACCTGAAAGCATATCTATTTTAGAACCAGGTGTTTTTCCAACACCTATTATACCAGTACCCATTTCATCTAACATCTTAACTAATCTATTTTTAGAACTTTCTAACGTGTCCCCTTCAGTATCTAAATCAGTTATAAGTTTTTCATATTTACTTCCTTCTCCGTTTAGCGGGCCTAGCCAATGTCTGTCCATGTGTATACCTAATGCGTTTGCAGGAACTTGCAATGCAAGAGCTATAGGGTTGAAAATTCTTCCTCTATGTAAACCTATTTTCCATTCACTTCTAGGATTCGTAAGCTGTAAACCGAATTGCTTTGCCATAAACAACAAACCATCAGGGCTTATTAAATATTTACCAACTCTAAGAGTATCTATCATAGGAGCTGTTATCATTCCTATAGCACCATTTACTGGATCTAAAGAAGGTAAAAACCCAGGTGAATTTGGATTTTCTGCACCTCCACCTTTTTGCATACCTCTCTGTATAAAAGGTTGTTTCATCCACAAAGGAGATCTAGGATTATTTCTCTGTGCTTCATCTCTTATATCAACGAATTTATTTTTGCCAACTTTTTCATACAAACCTTTAGAGCGTGCATCATCACTTAGCAAATTAGATCTTTTCATAAGGCCTTGCCTAGCTGGCTTGTCTCCTTCTAATGCAAAGTCTGTTCCATACTTTGGAGAAAGTGAATGACCTCCTAACCTTGTGTGTGTCCATATTGAAGATCCACCTGCAGGTACTTTGGTGTCCTCCATTTTGAATATCATGTTTCCAGGAGTTCCATCTACTTTTAGATATTTACTTTGATTGTTGTTTAAGTGAGTTATTTTGTCACCATCAGATGATGAACCAAATAATTCGTTTCTATCTTTATACTGTGTATTAACAAGAAGTTCTAGTAGCGCGCCATCAGCTGATGGTGAAAGCTTGTCTAGTTTGTGTTTTTTGTTGAATTGTGTCTTTATAGGCTCCTGTGTTGTATAGCTAGGTGGACCTTGTCTTGGTATTGGATCTACAGTAGAATAATTTGGAGCTCCTGGTCTACCAATAGGATCTTGTGTTGGATAGTCTGGAGCACTTGCTCTTGGCTTAAGAGGTTCTTTTGTAGAATGAGCAGGGCCTGGTACTTTAGATATAGGATCCTGTGTTGGATAATCAGGAGCAGCCGACCGTGGCTTTATAGGCTCTTGTGTTGTATGCTCTGAACCGACAACAGCTTTAGCTGGGGTTGCAGTGCTGAATATAGGTTTGAACTTAAATGGCTTGTTTGGATATTCTGGAGTATAAGATGGTGAATCTAAGCTAAACGCTTTATCTTTTGTTGTGTGATCGCCACCTGGTATACTAAATGCTCTATTTTTTGTTGTGTGATTTTTACCTTCAATATTGGGTATTGGCATTTTACCTAGTGCGTCAGGACCTTTGATTCCAAAAGCTTGATCGCTTGTTGTGTGAGGCTTTCCTGATTCTCCTGCTACTCCATCTTTTGCAGGATGGTTAGCTGCAAAATCCCAAGGCTCTATTTCTGCTGCTGGGTAAGCTACTCGTGGTTTAATATCTTGCTGTATTGGTTTTATAGAAAAATTACCTAATGGGTTTACAGACGAACCTACAGGCTGTTTTCCTTTACTATTTTTCTTAAGATATTCTTCTAAATTACTAAATTTAAATGCCATATTAACTTCCCTGTGGTCCTATTGCTAAGTTGATTACTTTCCCTACTTCCCTTCCGTCCATAACCACTTTACCTCCTTGTGAAATTAGTGCTATCAATTCATCTAATTTTGCTACAACTACATTTTCATCGTCTTCACCACCTCCGCCTTTTTTACCGCCTCCTTCACCTCCAACACTTACATCGCCTATTATGCCTAGCTGTGCAAGTTTTTCAATTACTGGTAATAATGGTGCAATAAGTGTAAGAGCTCCTGCAAACATAACTAGCCCCATTGACATTGCCATAAATCCTGGAGCTCCAAACAGCATAGCAACACCTGCCGCTCCCATAGCTCCCATTCCTGCAGCCATCATTAGCATTTGCTCACCTTGCATTAACTCAGTAGGTATCATTCCCATTGCCGTACCAAACACAATAAGACTTCCTGCTGCAACTAACATTGCTAGAGAACCTGCAACTATAAGCCCTGCACCAAATCCTAAAAATGCAAATGCACCACCTAGCCCTATAAGTACTGCTGCAAAAGCTATCATGTTTTCAACAGGTACTCCTGCTACCATTTGAAATGCTAATGCGGCTGGTATCATTGCTGCAGCAATCATCATTAGACCGGCTGCTCCTATAAATATTGTTGGCAAAAATCCTATTCCTGCAATGGCCAATGCGAGTACTGAAAGTACTGCTGCAAAGTTCCACATCTCACCCATTGGCAAGCCTGCAACCATCTGAAAAGCAACTGCAGCTATTATCATAGCTGGCGCCATAAGCAATAATCCTAATGCACCTATAGGTAATGTACCTAACATTCCAATTCCTGCAAATGCTAAACCTAACACACTTATTACTGCTGCAAAATTCCACATCTCACCCATTGGAATTCCTGCTATCATTTGGAATGCTAAAGCTGCAGGTATCATTGCTATTGCCATAATAAGTAACCCTGCTGCACCTATAGGTAAAGTACCTAGCATACCTATCAATGCAACTGCAAGTCCTAGCACACCTAACACTGCCGCAAATCCAATCATAGCGTCAACAGGCACATCGGCTATCATACCGAATGCAAATGCTGCTGGTATTAAAGCAGCTCCCATTATTAAAAGCCCGGCTGAACCTTTAAGTATCGAGCTTGATGATTTACCCATAAGTTTCATTGCAACTGTCATTGCAATAAGAGTTCCTATACCTGCCAGTATACCTTTAACAGGCACACTTGCCAAAGCTGCAAAGCCTGGCACAAATGCTAATAGTGCAATACCCATACCAATCATAGCTACTATACCTTTTGCAATTGATCCCCACTTAACTTTGCTAAACGAGTTAAAGAACCTTGATATTACATTGCCGTCCTTTTTTGGCATTTTGTTCATTTTTGTTGTAAGCTTGTTACCAGAGTCTACTGGCTTCTGTATCTTACTTAACAGTCCTTTATTTGAGTTAAACCTCATATCTGGAGTACCATCAGCTTTCATTGGGCCTGCTGCTGCAGCTTGTGCAATTTTAGAGCCACCGCCACCAAATGCTTTCTTCCATAGCATGTGAGCTTTTTCTTTCAAGTACATAGCAATTTTAGTATTACCTAATGATTTAGTAAGTGCAAGAGTTGCAACCAAAGTTTCTGCGTTTCCTTTTGCAAATTCCCAACCATCTGACAAGAACCCAGCACCAGCTGCCCAGCCTTCTGCTTGTTTGGACCCTGTCTCTGTAAGACCTGCAGCCAAGTTTAATTGTTTTTGCATTTCGCCTGTTGATAGTCCCATCAATGCTGCAGCTTTCTCCTTCTGGAAATAATCCATTTTATTAAATGCATCTATACCTCCAAGCTGGCTCAGCATTTCTTTATATCCGCCTTCTAAATCTCCACTATATATTAACTGTTGAGCCTTGCTTACATCAATGCTTCGGTTTAATAGAACAGATAGTTGCATCGCTTCATTTCTTGCGTTGTCTATATCCATTAACTTAGATGCAGTCTTGCCCATTTGATCTAATGATGTACCCATCTTAGCAGCTTCTACTGCTGCCTTACCTAGTGCTTCAACATTGTCATATCCAAAACTAGCAATCAAATCGGCACTGTTAGCTACGTCTTTCATGACTTTACCTATAGGTACGTTAGCACCTCTTGCTAGATTTTCAACTGTCTTTAATGTTGCCTCTGCAGTATCTGCTGATCCGCCGTCTATCATACTTGTGAGTGCAAATAACTTACCTGCTTCGGATCCAGATAATTTCAATCTCTTTGCCATGTGGGCAGCGTTCTCTGCCATACCCACCATTTCAGGTGTCATCGATCCCATCTGCTCTGATACGCCTGCAAATGCTTCACCTATTTCTTTTGCAGATATTCCAAAGGCAAAAGCTTTTATTGAAGCTACACCTAAATCACCTGCCATCTCCATTGACTGATCTCTTGATAGCCCCATGTCGCCACCAATTCCACTCATAGTTGCAGCAAAATCGACTCCGTTTTTTAACATAACCGCTGTGAACACACCAGCTGCTATTTTTGGATCGCTTGCTAATACATTTATATCTTCGAAAAATCCTTTTATTTTTTCGCCATTCTCTCTAGATTTATTCTCGTAATCTTCTTTCTTCTCTAGTAATTTAAGCTCTTCCTTCTTAGCTTTATATAAAGGATCTTCTAATTTTTTCTTATCTCTAATTATTTTGAGTATTGCTTCTTCAGCGTCAACAATTCCATCTTTTGTTTCTGCCATAAGCAAGCCAGTTTGATAGTTCTGGTTATGAATAAGCTTCTGTTTGTTTGAAGCGTCATACATTGATTGTTCAGATGCTAGATTTGCATTGTTTAAGTTCTGGTCTTGTACCTTTACTTGTAAAATTTTGTTACCAAGCTGAGCCAAGTCACGAGCATTTTGTACTCGCTTCTCATCGATATCTAAACCTGCCTGAACAAACTGAACAAATGACTTCTGTGTTTGGAGATCTTCGTTCCTAAGCTGAAGCTTTTGCTTCATCACATTCTTGACATCGTTCTCAAGAGATACAATCTTCTCTAGTACAGAAGACTCCTGACTTAATAAGGAGTTTAGCTCTTCTTGATCTTGCGTTTTATCATTGGCCATAATTTATATTTAATCGTATTTATTATAGTTAGTCATGTTAGCGGCTGCTTTGTCTATCAAATCTACAGAATCATAGTAATGCTCGGCTGCCTTCTTACCTTCAGGCCCTGACTTTGCTAGCTGGTTCATAGCTGAGTCAAATCTTTTGTCGTTTGCTTTCTTAAGCACGTTGGTTACGTGATTAACGATATTGTCGATAATACCTTCTTTTGTCAAATTTTTATCTTTTGACATTTCAAGCTTTATCTTTTCTTTAACATACTCTCGTAATTTTTTGATACCCATGACATCTCTCCTTGTACTGTTATATAGTTTAATATAAATATCAAGATTTTTGAGATTTCGCAAAAGATGGAATGTTTATTCCCTTAGGAGATTTGCCTTTCCCTTGAGCTTTATCCATCTGCTCGTTTTCTTTCTTATGCTGTTCGTTTAATTTCTTATAATAAAATATTCTAAGATAAACAGGCATATTATATACATCATCGTGGGAAAACCCACCATTAGAGAAATACAGAAGCTGAAATATCTGCTCGTGTAGAATGGGCCTATAGCTAGACCCTAGGCCAAAAAAACTCAACGGTTAAAGGAATCTGTACTGAGTCTTCATGTCCGCATTCGCCGCATTCAAAGAAGTGAGTCATATCAACATCAGGTGTTACTAGATCCAAGTTCTTTCTAAATGCTAATGAGTCTCTAGATATAAATTCATTTTCAATGAACGAATCAATTTCTCTTCTATCGTCTTCGCCATCAACTGAAAGTATCATTGCTTTAAGTCTGCTTGTTAATTCAAATGAAATTTGAGAAGAATGAGCTTTTTTCTTCATTTTTTTAGCTGTTTCAGCAATCTTAGCTTCATCTGAGTGAGACAAGATCTTGAATGCTATAACCTTCTTGCTTAAAGGTAAAGTGAATTCAAATATATTTTCGTTTTTAGATGTTATATCTATGTCTTTGTTGTCTAAGTTTGCAAGATCAATAGTTTCAGTTGATTTAGCCTGGCACTTAGGACATGTTTGTTCAATAGGATATTCAGCACCGTAACCTAACACTCTTGCTGCTACCATAATTGCGTTTTTGTCTCCTAACACAAGGTCATCATAATTAACTCGCTTGCCTTCTCCGTTTCCTACAATAAGAGATCTTAATAACATATCAATCACAACACCTTTCTGAATAAGATTTTGAGAAGTAAGAATATCTTCTTCTTTAGCAGTCATATACTTCATTTCTACTCGTCCAGTTGATAGTGGGTGGTCTTTATGATATAATAAACCTTTACTTGGTAAATCTATAATCTCTGTTGGGAATTTAGCTTCCTTTGCTTGAACAATCTTTGCATCTTCTACTAACTGTTGCTTTAATTGATCAGTTGATAATTCTTTTCCTGGGTAATTTTCTGTTACTTTTGTCATAATGCTACTCCTTTATTTTTGTTTTAATATAACTTGCATATATAAATATATATAAACAAAAAAATAGCCCAAAATAAATTGGGCTATAATTTCGTTATTGAATAATCAATTAGTATTGTAAGATTGCGTAATCAAATCTTAGAGTCATTGTAATGATTGCTGGCTCATTGTCATTTTCCCATGTTACTTCACCAAAGTCAGCTTCTGTAATGAAAGCACCTTTAAGTGTCCACTCTTCTACCTTATCACCTACAGGTCCTAAAATATTGATTGTACAGTCTTTTTTGTAAAAGTCTGCATAACCATTTCTACCTGTTACTGATTCGTGGTGTAGTCTTACCCATTCCATAACAGCCTGAGCACCTGAAGGTACAATTGGATCATACAGCTCTAAGCTTATAGTTTCCCATGTACTTCTACCTTTTAAGTGTCTTTCGTTATTTATATGTTTAAGTGTTACGTCCCCATTAGCAATCTTTGGCCTTGCAGCTTTTCTGATTAAGTATGATGGAAGTCCGTCCACATAAAATACGTATCTATTTTTTACCTTTGGTTCAAATGCTGTGAACATCATTTCCGTTGGGTCGATTAAATTTGCCATTTCTTTTTCTCCTGTTTATTTAATATAAATATCACTTAGTCGTTAAACGTTGCACCAGTTGGCATAATGTTAAAGTCAATAACAATAAACTCTGCTGCCTTAGCCGGCTGAATGAATATATCACCTTTCATGATATTTCTATCAATCACATCTGGTGTGTTATTCGATTCATCCATAACAACCTTAAAGGCATATAAACCTTGTCTTTGTTGTACAGATTCCATGTAAGGGTTAACTTGTGATAAAAATCGGTTTCTAGTTGTTGCTGTGTTATTTTCAAAGATTAAGTATTTAGATACTGAAGCGATGAATTTTTTAAGATTGATTAGTAGTCTTCTAACGTTTACTCTATCTAATGCTGATGCTTTCTTTTGGAGAGTTTTCTGTCCCCAAACAACTACACCTTCACCAGGGAAGGTTGCAATTGGATTTACATTAGCTTCGTATAAAGTATCTCTGTCAGCGTGTGCTAATTTTCTTTCTGCTTGTACTACTATTTCTTGTCCACCTCTATTCAAACCAGCAGGTGCAAACCATTCTGCAGATACCTTATCGTTGAATGCATAGATACCTGGCATAACTGCCGATTGAGGAACCCAAACATATCTTCCTGTTTGTGAGTCCGCAATTTGTACCCATGGCCAATACATTGCGCCGTATGATGAATCCTTGTCGTTTGCTTCTGTAACTGCATTTGCAAGAGCCATTCCATAAGGTACAGGATCAATGATTGTCATCATATCACCACGTCCTTCACATGTAGTAAGCATATGTTCTGTAATATTGTTATGGTCTTTGTCGTTAACACCTGGAGCAATTAGCAAGTTGATATCATATTCATCAGCGTTTGATAACAATGAAATTGCATTTATGTAAGAATTATTGGCATCTGCACCTAAAGTTAAATTTAATCCTTGATTGTCAGATATACCAACTTTGTCGTAGAAGTTATGGGGATGAATTGCTTCAACACCATTGTGTCCACCACCGAATGAACCTGAACTTACCATTGGTAAAGAACCTGTTTGTTTTGTATCAACTAACTCACCGTTGTCATCTAAATAATCAACTGTCTGTAATACTGATGCTTCATCAATGTAAACATATTTTGAACGATTTGGATATGAACCAAAAGGCTGTATAAATGGAGTGACTCCTGATTGATCGCAAGTATTATATTGAGTACCTATGTTGTTTCCTATATAGTTATTAGCACCTGGGTCTAATGAACAACCATTCCAAGTTTCTAAAATAACTTTACGTTTCTTTGTATCATCACCTCGTCTAATCAATACAGTGAATGTACCTTTTGTTTGAGATATGTTTGATACTTCCCATCTTAAATTATCTTTTGTTCCGTATTTAACAGAACCTGTTGTAAGTAAATCGTTTTTACCAACACCGACAACACCAGCAGATGTTTGTGGAGTACTGTTCATAACTGTACCATCACCGATTGTTTTTATTTTGAATGAAGCTGTAAAGTTATTCCATGTTGTTGGATTACCATCATTAGCTAATGCTTTAGGTACACCTGAAAGAGGTGTAGTAGGAGATAGTTCATTCATTACAGTGATTCCACCAACTGATGCACTAAATGCGTTGTTGTTTAAATATCCAGAAGAACCACCTAAAGCAGAGCCTGAACTTATAGAACCAGATTTAATTGTAATGTTTCCAGTTGCTCCAGTTGAACCTGATATTGTAAAGTGAGGTGATACCAGTGCAACGTTTGAGTGAGATACGAAAGTATCGCCTGTTATAGAAGCGAACGTACCACCAGATGAAGCTGTATTACCTGCTATGAAATTGTTTACTGTTTGACCTACTGCTGATACACCAGCTGTATGTGGTGCTGCACCAATTGCAAAGTAATAAATACCTTTAGTTGTTCCTGCAGCGTTTGTAGCTGCCGCTGGATTATTCGGTGGTATTACACCTGATTCTGCTTGGAATAAATATGCTGTACCATTAGATGCAGTATACTGTACCAAACCACCGTCACCAAATTTTTGTAGTGGTGCTGCTACTAGATTTTGAAAACTCCATGTAAATATACCAGGAATAGCTAATGCTTGTGAAGCTTTAGCCATGTGAGCAGATGCAGTTGCTGGAAGATATGTTAACCCTCCTAATACTCTACAGACAGTTAAAGGACCACCATGCTTTAAATATTCTTTTGCTGTAATAGATGTGAAATACTGAAAATAATCACTACCTGATTTGAATGAATCCCCAAACAAAGCTTGATACTCTGTATAGGAATATACTTTT